GTTTCCCAGTCACGATCGTAGGCCAAACTCATCTCCTGAAATATAGCATGGAAGTTGGTGCCACCTGCCGTGACATTTTCCATCATGTAGCTCACGATGCCCATCATGCTCATAGACGTTTGGTAGCCTCTGTACCTGGCATGATTTGAAAACGACATGAGGTCGGCGTCATTCTTCTTTGCCAGCATTGCACCGAACATCCAGGCTTTTTGCAAGCTATTGATCATCGAGTAGGACTCATCTACAACCACGCATGTATGACCATCAAAGCGGGGCACGTTCCCCAGGGACTTTTCTGCTGCCTCTTCTATGGCCGATATAATAAGGCGACTGTTGGCATCTTTGCCATCAAATTGCTGCATGGCCGTAAGGAACCTGAACGGCAGCACCCGCGATCTGCGTATCGCATCCTCATTGCACAGCATTTCTACTGCCGTAAGGACGCTGGCAGGTGCTTGCTGCACGATGTTCCGTAGATTGCGAAGCAGGGCAAAATACCCCAGCGTTGCCGATGTTAGAAGGTCGTCCCATGCTTCGGCTTTTAGCTGATCCTTTGTGACATCATCTACCTCAAGCTGCCCGATCTGCGTTAGCCGCGTCTCCCAGGTGTCGGATGTCAGGCTCTCGCCTTTTACCAGCGCCCTGAGTGCTTTGGCGTTGCTTGCCGTTGGCTTGGGATGTACAAGGTTGATTACGTCAACGAGGCTTACGTCCTTACCCTGTGCCTTGTATTTGCCAAGCTGGTAGTCGTCGAACTTGGCAAACGCATCGCGCAGCCCTTTCTTCAATCCAATGGGAAGGGATTTCTTCTTATGGACAAGGGCATAGGCCATGATTTCCGTCATGTCATCCACGCGCTCTACGACGTTATAAATGAAATTAGGTATCCAACCCTCCCCTGACCCACGCAATGCGACCTCAGCGGCCACAAGGTGCGTTGCGCTGCGGATATGGAGCTTCGTTCTGGCGTATATCGCAGCCTGGGCAGCGAACCGCAAGCCCACTTTGTCGATGAGCGATTGGATGCGCTCAGCGGTATCATCTAACCTGCGGTAGTATTGGTTGTGTAGGAAGGTCGTTGCCAGAATGGATATAAACTCCATCTCTGCCGATTGCCTGTAGGCGTGTCCTCCTGCGAAGTTGGTTGTTTGAGTTGTTCTTCTTACGGCATTGAAACGTGACATGGCAACTCCTTTAAGGGGGAGGAAAGATGTGTAAGGCTGGTTTCGTTTGCGGCGAAGTACCTCACACAGTCGCAGCCCCCATAGACATGATGGAGAAAAGGTGCTGTGTACGTTTAGTGCTCTACCACTTGAGCTACAGACAGGTTGCCCTGCCTGACGGGACTCGAACCCGCAACCTCTCGATCCGATTCGAAGTAACACAGCAATCGCAGCCATCATTGTTATGCGAGATTTTCGTATATGTCCATCGCTTCCGTATACCCTAACGCTCGAAGCTGGTATATGAGGACATCTTCTGCCTCTTCGCGTGTAAGGACTTGTATGCGGTCACGCAAGTCCTCAAAGGACAAAGGGGCAGTAAGCGCCTCTACAAGCTGTGCCTCTGATTGTTCCAGGGTAAGAGATGGCCCACCGCCTATGGCAATCACGTTGCCATCCATATCGGAAACACCGAAGCTGCCATCGCCAAAGATTTCTATATCGACAGGCTTGCCGTGTACTTTGGCGTAATTAACGAGTTTAGCAAAGAGCGTCATTGTTCCCTCTCTATCGTTACGGGGACGACCGTGTATATATTGGATTTGCGATTCAGCTGTTCAAGAACGTTAAACGCGGCCTTCCGATCAGGCCACACACTGTGGGTGGCATCCGTCTGTCCATTGACGATGGCCCAGGCATCTTGCGATGGAGCGCCGAACGTCCACCGCTCTTTTATCCAGGTACAAAATTCCTCTATCGTATCGAACGTGTCAAGCGTTTCTGGGTCATCACAGGAAGAAAGGATCTCTATCGGTGGTACACCTTCTTGTCTGCGAAACTGTAGTATAAACTGCATATCGTCTCCTGGGGAAGCATGGGACTTTAATCTCCGTAAGCACCGACCAATCAAGCATTCGGACATCCCATGTTTACAGTTCTTCCCGCCTGTGGGGGGGGGCATGGGGCGTTAGTCTCCGTAAGCACCGACCATTTCAAAGCGTTCGGACATCCCATGTTTACAGCCATCCCGTTAGAAAGGCAGGTCGTCGTCATCCGCGACATCTGTGGCGTCAGAAGGCTTATAAATCTTAGCCTTATTTGTCTCAACCACTTCCTTTTCCGTCTCATCGAGCGGCCAGATGTTGGCGATGTTGGCATACGTGGCCTCATCGGTCACATTGTGCTTGATCTGGAAGCCGACCTTCTTGCCGATAAGCTCGGCCTCCTCGTCAAAATTCTCCAGCTCGATGTCTTCCAGACGTCTGTCGGCAATGATTTCCCTGAACTCCGTCAGTGCAGACCTGCGGGATGCAGACTGGTTGAACCGCTTGGCAACCAGCATTGGCTCGCCTTCCTCGGTACTGTGCTTGTCGCAGACGATCTTGACGACCAGTTTGAGTTTGTTCCCGAACTGCGTCTCGACAACGCCCAAATCTTCTACTTCTTTAATCACGCCTGTGCATCGACCTTCAGGGTGGGGAGTGAACTTCGTCTTTTCCAGTTTAAACGGCATGGTGCTTTCTCCTCTTGCGCTGGACGCTGTGTCAGCTCATGCGCTTTTGTGATATGTTTGCACTGCAAACCTAATCGGCCCTGTGGACACGTACACGTCCTATCGGCCATGAATACTGTATACTGCGGAGACTCTTTCCCCTCCTTCCCTACTTTAAAGAAATGGTACATGTCCCTGACCTGCAACACGATATATAAATGTGACCCGCCAGGGGTTGTTATGCGTTCTGTGGTTAAGGTCGGCTTCATAATGAGCAGTATACAAAAAAGGGCTTGCATTGTCAACAGGAAAACATTACCTTTTTGAAAAAAGGAGGCATTATGGTGCTTAAAGTGAAGGAATTTGTCAATTTGATAGGGCGGGAGAAGATGGCGCGGTACATGGGGTTGGACTACACCTATTTTACGGCGTTGATTGCAGGGAATTTCCCTATGTCGCCCCGCAACAAGAAGTTTTTGGATTTTATCGCACGGGCTATCGGTTGTGAAAGAGGTTCGGAGATCACACTGGACTGGGAGGGATACGATGTCAGGAAAGGACGAGGGACAGCGCCGCATCGGCGTGTGGTTGGACGCAGAGATGAAGACCCCGTGCATTGACTGTCTGTCAGATATTGAGGTGGGTGAACGGGCATTATTGGTGTACGGTGTCATGGGGCACAACTTTTGCCGTATGGTCTGCGGGGATTGTGTAATAAAAGAGAAGTACGATGAGGAACTTGATATACAAGGCGATCCACCGCTGACACACGGCGTGTCCTCACAGGCGAATAAATATACCGTGAATGGGCAACTGTACCTTGTTAAAGAGGACATTCCGTCAGGGGCGATGAGATGGGCATTGTCGGGTTATTTGTGTATGCAATGCAGAACGGTGTCGTTGACAGGCTCGGATAGCTGCATATGTGAAGGCCCAGTGCCAGAATGGACATTGGTAAAACTCTTAATAGTGGAGGATAAATGATGAGCCATCGTAAATATACCGTGAAAGAACGCCGCGAATTTGTAGAGGACTTCCTTGCTGGGGAGGATTCCCTTGAGGACTTTTCAGAAAAAAGGGGATTCCACCAGAGCAGCCTACGGAATTGGTTAAAAGCCTTTAAAGAAGGGGCTTTGAATGGGCGTTTTGACAAAATGAAGTCGGTCAGGCAGTCAACCCGCGACCTCGTGAACGGTCAATCTGTTGTAGAAAACATTCAAAGCAATGGGACAGGAAATCAGAGCAAACATTCAGTCGCGGCAGAAGAATGGCTTACTGCATGGCACATGCTTGTTGATGCCGATGTAAAACTTCGTGATATATGCGATCAGGGGTCGTTGGTAAAAGTAGGTCAGGGCGTGTACAGTTTTAATGCTGACGCGCCTCTTGCGTCCTCTTTTGATGGTTGTTTACATTATATCGGGGAGATAAAATGAGACGTAATAAGAAGTGTTCCCGCTGTGGCGCTATGGTAAATCGTACAAGACGTATGGGCTTGTGTCGGTCTTGTTGGAATGCACGAATGGAATTGGCAAGACAGTTGATGAAAAGCGGCCAATCTTTTGTGGACAGGGTAAAAGGGTTAGGAGAGCCACGATGAACAAGACGTATTCGTTTGACGCTGGGGATGCCAAGCAATATGGCATAGATGAGGCGATATTTTTAGAGGAATTGCGCCGATGGATTAAACATAATAAGGTGCAAAAACGGAACGAAAAAGAGGGCAAAACCTGGGTATATAACACAAGGGAACAGTGGGCCGAAGCGATAGACATTTTCCCTGAATGGAAGATCAAAAAGATTGTGGCTTCACTCAGGGAACAGGGGGTTATTGAGACAAAACAGTTTGGGGGGAGCGATGGCAATAAGTTCAATAAACAGAATTGGATAACCGTATCCTCATCGAACGGTCCCAAATCATCCCATCCCATTGGTCCCAAATCGCACCAATCGGACAGTCCCAAATCGGACCAATGTAATAATAAGGTTACAGAAAAGATACCAGAAAAGCTACCAGAACTTCGTAGTGAAAAAACCGCTTTTAGGGATATGGCGAATCCCCGTTATTCGGCACACCGTAAAATTGCAGAACAATCCCTCCGTGCCTGTGGGCACATCACTCCCTCCAAAAAAGAGATCGAGGATCTTATCGGTGTCCTTGACGATCTCACAGATGAATGGCCCATAGAAGAGCAAGGAAGGCTTATTCCTTTGATTCTGGCACGCAAACGGGAGCAGGGTGACCCCATATCATCCCTAACGGGGTTTTTGCGCCGCAGGGACGGCCAGGGTCATCCTTACGGCGATATTGTGAGCGATGAGCGTCTACGGGCATCCATACAGCAACAGAAAGAGGCGGCAGACAGGCAGAAGGCATCGGAGGCGGTATATAGTAAGATCTCTACTAAAGACGGGGTTAAGATGTTTTCAGAGGAAGTTAAGAAGTTGCGCGGCTCACCCACGATGGTGAAGGGAAGTTTAAAGGAGGTGGTGGAGGTAGCGGAGACGGATGACGATATACGGAAAGCGGAAGCGGTTCGCCAGGAGATAAAACGTCAGCTCGAACAACTACAGGGGGGATGATGTCCTACAGTCATTTTCAAATGAACGATGATCTGGTTAATTACCTGGCCCACGATCAGGCTATAACGTGGACAGATGAGAACAGGATGCTGGTGGTGAAATTATATATCGCCGCATGGCAGCGTATGGGAAAGCCCGAAGAGGGGCTTACGGAGTTTGTGGAGGAGCTGGCTTCGATCCTTGCAACGGATGAGGACGAGCTGAATGGTGATGAGTTCCGTGAGGCATTGCAGAAGATATTCGTTGCCGCCTCATATCAAGATGGGAGTTTAAATTGACGATTGATATTATCACATGCCGTACCCAGGGGGATTTAGAGCAGATGAAGTTCATCGCTACGCACCGTCATATGAAAGACCATCCCAAGTGGAACGATCTTCGTACGCCTGATTTTAAGAAGGTTCCTGTTCATGTTGACCTGCTGGGGCAAGCCTCTGCCCCGCCTGAAGAGGTGGCGCTGATAGAGGAGCTGTGGCCGCTGCACAGCATAGAGGTGCAGGGTGGGGGATGCGTCCTGTGTCGTGTGTCTGGCCTTACCAGCGATAATGCAGGAAGGCTGAAGGGCAACAGGTTCATGTGGGCAACGCACCGCGATGGCAAGAAAATAGGGACACATGGTGTATGGATGCCGTGTGTATGCACATCATGATGTACCGATTGCATGACCATGTGTTCGATCTGGATCTTGTCAAGATGGTAGGCCGAACAGATGGGGCGTTAACTACAATATTTATGGACTCCCCTTCGATCCCTGCTGCCTATATCAGATGCACAAATGAGGAGCATGAGAAGCTGCTTGATATGATTGTGACTATGGATCATATAGGCAGGAAAGGAAGTTGGGAATGAAAGAATATTTTGTAAGGTGGAAACAGTGGGATAGGCAACGGACGGTCTGCCATAAGACAAATGACAAGAACATCACTTTGTGCGGACTAACAATCCCTTTCGTTCGGGTTCAAGAGTTGCGATACGATACAAAACACTGGATTGGGAGTCGGTTTTGTAAAAAGTGTTTCTCGCAAGGCGGATAACCAAAACCGTCACGCCGCTAATATGATAAAAGAGTGTCTAAATAAGGATCTTCTTGTGGCCTTTGCCTTTATCCCTCATAGCAAAAGCAAATATGCCCCAGATCCTAAATGGATCTACTACGATGTAACGGACGACATGAGGGCGTTTGCCAGGGAGCGGGTAAAGGCCAAAGATGGTCGTGCATTTTCGCGGCGCACAGTAAGCGATGCGTCATGGGCCAACAGGTTTTACAACGGCGTCTTAGGGGAGGTGGTATTTAAACACGATTTGAGACAACACAACGTCAGTGTGTTGCATGATCCGTTCCATGATCGGGGGGATGATCCTGATGACGATTACATCGTGGGCCACTTTGGGTCGTTCCAGTTCGACATAAAAACACGGACTGGCAGGACATCCCCCCGTCTTACATATGACAGGGTGTTCCCAGCGCATGAGCTTAAAGTCCCCAACTTTGTGGTGATGTATTACCATAGTACATTGGAGCGGATGTATGTGATCGGCATGATAACGGCAGAGCTTATAAAGGACAGCCCTTTGCTTGCCCCTGGTGCCGACATGGGTAGGGGTTATAAAAGCCGTCACGGGGGATACAGGGTGCCCTATGGGGCGTTCTACCCTCTGCCGTGGCATAAAGGGACATCCATCAAGGAGGTGTTTCCTCTTGTGTGATTGGGTGATCTATTGCGTAGACAGATGTAACGAACCATTGTGGTGCAGTTTCTTCGGTTGTAGGAGGGGGCATGGATCAGAGCGAGGTCAGGCATATAAAGAAGATGTTCGACGAGGAGAACGTTCACCTGAGGGAGATCGTCAGGAACAGGTGGCTAATCGGGAGGGCGCTGCATGAGGGAGATTTTAACCTGGTTGAGGTTAGTAATACTGTCGGGCGCAGCAGGTCTGTTCTTAGCCGTTGTCGTCAATTTTATATATTATATCCTAACGAGAATCTCTTAGAAGATGTCATCAAAGAGACAGGATCGTGGACGCAGGTATGCCGTAAGGCGCTGCCAACAAGAGCCAGAGACGACGATAGCATAGAGCCTATTGCTTCCAACCTTGAACAGGCCGCTATGGAGGCAGAGGAGTTCGCAGCCTATTCCCATAGTGAGGAAGTAAAGCGGGAGATGGCTGTTGCTGCCGCTGCTTCTGCCAATGCTTTACTGGAGGTATCCCAGCGTCTCGACCCTGACCTTGAGTTATCCACAGAGGTGTGCGCCCCCGCACAGTGGATACCTGGTAACGTGTATACTTTAACCCGTTCGCAGCAGAACATGATACAGGCGCTTTACAGGACGTTCCCCTGCATGAGGTGTCATACGGAGTTTGATATTACGTTCCATCACTGGCCGCTTACGAAGGGCGCTGGTGGCAAAGATTGGCGTGGGCTACCTCTGTGTCCTACGTGCCACAGTTATGCCCAGGAGAACCCACAGGAGTTCGTGGAGACGGTGGATATAATAGATTGGATGCAAGACCAGCTTGCAATGGCGTTTGTGATGCTCAGTGAGAGGAAATGATATGATGAAATTTTCTGATTGTTGTTGTCGCGATATGGCGATGAATGGAGAAAGGGTTGGATGGAAGTATTGTCCGTGGTGTGGAACAAACAGAAAAAAGGTTTTCAAGCTGAAGGAAAACAGGTTTACCATCAAAAATGATGGGGACATTGTGGGGATCGAGCATGTAAATGGGGATAACAAGGGGTTTATGTGGGTGGCAAAGGAGGAGATTGAGGAGATACCATGAACAGGCGCATTATCCGCACGGCTATAACCAAGCTCCGCAAGGGGTATGGAAACAAGAAATTCTGGTATTTAATGGAGCAGCATCACTATAGATGGTTTAAGAGGCATTATTCAGGAGAACGCTGTGACCCTTGAGCGGTTTGATATAAAAACAGGCAAGCGTCAGAAGATCGACCTTACGAACCGTCCTACCCTAAAGCAGATCATTGCCAAGATGCGTAGGGATCAGGAGGCGCTTGACAGGGCTGTTGCTGACATGGAAGATCGGATAAAGGAGATCGAGGCATGGATAGAGAAGATACGTTAGGGCCGCATATAGGACTTAATTTTTGTCTTGATGTGAAAATTTCAAGTTGCCAAAAGTGCTCTCTTTAAGTACTCCCCCCAAGTATTAGCAGGTCGCAGGGCCAGCCAGCCAGCAGGCCAGACCGCCAGACCGCCAGCCAGATTTGCCGTACAAAGGTGTATAGTTTTGTACACCGACCAAAAAAAAATCGGTGGTCACGGACATTTTTATACTTGATTGTATGTCATGCCATATATAACTTGTATGAACGGCGTTTTCTCTATCATTCACAGTCAAGTTTCAAGGGGGGTCCAAGATGTCTAATCCACATGCTGACAACAAACGTAATACGCTCGATCCTATGTATCATTTAGGTAACCACGAGGTGTTGATTACCTGGGTTTGTGACGGTGATACGGTGTCATACTGTCGTTATGATGGCAGTTATGACAATACGGAAGATGTGTATTTCTTCCTTCTTAATGATTCAGACAGTTACATCCAGGATCGCCTTAACCGTGGTAAGCGCATTGTTGGCGCTTACACTATCGTGCAAGTCTTTCATTGGTACAAAAAACTGGTAAAACGCGCACAGGATCAGCGGACGTATAGCGGCCACAAAATTAGAAGCAATGCGGATGCCCTGGTTGTTGACTGGCGCGCGCTGTGCTGCTGGGCCGATGAATCAGGTTTTGTGGTGGATGATGTGCAAGAGTCTACAAAATACGATGACGGGCACAGGGATTATTTAGTGTATTATCATATCCCTGGACTGCGTCCGTCCCATGAATCCACTATTTACAGTGAATAAGGGGGTGGTAAATGCGTAAAATCAAGCGGGCTGTTGCGGCTGGCCGTTATGATCGGGCGCAATGGCTTTCAATCCGCAGGGCGTCACGAGAATTACAATATAAGAAAACCGTGGCGCTTCACATCACAATATCCGACACACTTACTTTATTTGATTTTTTGGGGGGTTAACTCATGCACAGCGGACGCAGTATAATCGAAATTGCCCAGCAGATCCAGGATGAAAAAGAGCGTCAACAGGATTATCACGTTGACACAAGGGCGTTGTCCATCGAATTACAGGGTACGCCTGAAGCGCCCGACTTTCGCTTGTCGGTGGATAATTCGCCTGGATACGCCCTGACGGATATTAGCGAGCGCCAGATTGCCAAGTTCGCGCACATTCCGCGCGGACCTGGCAAGGGCGCTGCATACTACCAGTATTTACGCTCAACCGATCCTGAAGCTCTGCAATATGTTTTAAATCGTGAATTGTCACGCACGGCTGGCCGTGACCGTTCTACACGGCTGCTGCGTACACTGCGGGATGATGGTAACGGTGTTGCGCGTGCTTTCCTTTCTGATAAGTTTGCGTTAGGTCGTGACAATTACGACCTGTTCGAACACATCGGCCCGGCGTTACAGGAAAAAGGTGTGTGGGTTAAATCGTGTGATCTTACTGAATCCAGGCTATATTTGAAGGGCGTTAACGCTGCCCAATCCTTCGCCCTGGATAACGGCGCTGTGTCTCCTCTCACGGATACGGAATTGAGCATGATTATGTCGGGACAGAACACACGCCCTGAACGTGACATACACGTGTCAAGTGTCGTTATTAGCAACTCTGAAGTAGGCCTGGGTTCCTTGTCAATCGAACCAGGCATAGCACGGGTGTGGTGTTACAACCTTTCGATCATTTCCGAAGGTGCTATGCGGAAACGTCACGTTTCCAAAAAGGTGGATCTTCGGGACGAAAACGGCGAAATTCCCGCACATTTTACGGTTGAAACCCAAAACGCAGTTGATCAAGCCTTCTGGTTATCGGCCCGTGACAATTTGAACCATGCCCTATCTGACGACATGTTCAATGAATACGGGCGCAAGCTCGCGGTTGCCCAGGGTGTCAACGCTACAGATGCCCTGGGTGTTGATGATCCGATCAAAGTCGTTGACATAACGGCACAGCGGCACGAATTGACAGACGGCGAGAAAAGCCTTGTACTGGACGAATGGTTCAAGTTGTCTGACAAGTCGTTGTTTGGTCTTTCTAACGGTGTGACGGCTGCGGCTGCCCGTGTTGAGTCGTATGACCGTAGCACAGAGTTAGAACGGATTGCCTGGTCACTGGTTGGTTAATAACCTGACGCCCTGGGGTTCCCCTGGGGCGTTTTTCATATGGGGGTGTAAAATGTCCGTTGAAGCCGTAAAACACGCGATAAAGATCATTACGAATGAAATTCCCGATCCTGACCTTCAGGATCGCTGCAATGCGTACGATGCGTTGCATGGTCTTCTCAGGGACGTAGAAATATACACTGAATCCCTGGGCATAACTGAAGCGCAACTCCTTTCCCTGGTTAGGTGCTTCCTTCGGTACGATAAAATAGAATGGCGTAAATCCGATATGCTTGGGTGTGTGTCCGTACAAACGTACTATCGGGACGATGACGGCAACATGCAACCGTCCATTTTCCTCGGGATAGAGCCTGACGGCTATACTCATTCTTAGGGGGGGCGTATGATCGTGCAACATGGCAATAAAAAATTAGGCCGTATACCTAACGTTTCCCTTGTGCCGTTGGGGTCGTGCATTAATACGGATCATTGTAAAGATCTGTGTTACGCGCTCCGTTTAATGATGTATAGACCTACAGCGCGTAAATCCTGGGTGCGTAATTTGCGGATCGCTCGCGGGATGCCTGGGGCCTTTTTCGCTGCGATAAAGGCGGCGCTGTACAATACCAGGTTGTTCCGTATACATGTGGCCGGCGATTACTTTTCACGGTCGTATTTCGGGCGCTGGCTACAGATCGCAACCGATCACCCCGGCGTCAAGTTTTTGTCATACACAAGATCACCGCTGGCCCTGGGTAGGCTGCCGAACAATTTTATTTTATACGCTTCGGTGTTTCCAGGTGAAACGCCAGTACGTTCCGATCTTCCTATTGCGTTTTCTTCCCCTGGCATGGATCCCCATGTGTTTGGGTCATTGTCTGACCGTGCATCAAAGGCGTATCAATGCAAGCACGATAGGGACAAAACGCCTTGTGACGTGTGCCAACATTGTTTCACGGGTGAAGATGTCATATTCGAATTAAGGGGGCGTAAAAAATGAATACGATTAATCCTGTGATACTGGGTTTTCAAAACCTGCGTGATATGATAGATGATGCGATAGAACGCAATGAAATACGTTTTCATTATGATGCGGGTCACGGGTGGCTATATATCCCCTGGCGCTTCGTACATAATACCATTTATGATCGGTCAATAAATCATAGCTACTATGATGATCACGGTGTTTATTTTGAAGAGGATTGCGACATGGCTACATTTATGCGGTGTCGCTATGGGGTGTTCGCGTACAAGCATCCTGCGATAACAAGCGTATACGATGGTGATACTTCGCGTATACGGTCATTAAAGCGTTATGAGGCCTAGGGGGTGTATAATGACTAAAAAGTGTATGTACTGCCGAAGGATCTTGCGTGGTGGTACCTGGCGCAGCATAGTGTCCAGTGACAAAGGGACGTTAGAACGTGGTGTAACGCATGGGATATGCCCAGACTGTGTGTGTGTGCCATACTCAGAATTTGACGACCACACGTTGCGCGAACGGGCGAACATGGTCATCGAAACGCTGCGTACACTCAACCTGGATGATGCGGAGATAATAGAAACACTGGATCGTAGTGCCCGTAATGGTGCAACAGTGCGAATTAAAAATGTCGCACATGCGGGTCTTAAGATACTGGGGGCTACCCATGAAACTGAATGACCATAGGACAACCGTATATATCCCTCGTGATTTGTGGAAGTGGGTAAGGTCGCATTGCCTGGATAGGGGGATTACGGCTGCGGAACTCATACGGCGCTGCCTGCAAAGGTATAAGGACAGTTTTAAAGATCGCACTTGACAAAAGTGTATAAAACTATATAGTATTGTACAAAGGCCCACGGTGTGACAACTGTGGGCCTTTTTTTGTGCCCATACCACACAAGGGAACAACATGCCGAACAATCTAATGTGTCAAATTCCTGCCGATCTAAAAAAGTCCCTGGATGGCTACATAGAAAAGAATGATGTGACCATATCAGAAGCTGTAAGTAAAGCTATAACGCATCTAATTGAGGATGCACCACAAGATCTACATACGGCCGACATCACCCATATAGATAAACGTAATATACTGAAGGTTGTGGCCGATCCTGACGGCGAACCGATAGATGTACGCAATCCTGCTTTCCTCAAAGCCTGTAAGCATCTCCTTTTTACACACGGGAAGCAAGGATATGTCTTCGATCACGACAACAAACAGGTTATGGTGATCCGATAGTGCATACTCCCGAAACTATAAGGCTTTTCCTTACTGCCTGCCTCGCCTTTCCAGGTGACCGCCCCAACAATAAACTTATATCCGATACCGTGGGCATAGATCACGCTACAGGTATACGCTGGTGGGCCGAATACACAGAATCTCACACTGTCAATAACAGGCCATACGAAATAAGCCAGGATGAAGTGGACGAATACTTCAATGAAGTGTGGAAGCGCGACAAACACGAAACATACCTTAGACTCAGGCAAATCAACGATAAAGCCCTGGACTGGCTCGACCACACTGCGGAACATAGACCAGGTGACTATGCAGCAAATGATTTTCAACGTATTGCAAACGGCTTCCAGACACTGATAAGAGCGCAAGGGGATATACAAGGCCAGTCAATGGGAGCCGTAAAGGTTGAACATACCCACAAAGGACAAATAAGCCATAACGTGGTGGTATTGCCCCAGCTACAGCCAGGTGCAAAGCCAGAACAACTGAAAGAACAGTACGAAGTGTTCAAGCAACAGACGGCACAGATAGCCGAACAACATAGCGATAGCGAACCGTAAGGCGCTACAACAGGCGGAGGCAACACAAAGGCAGGGCACATGGCATAGGTGTATTTAGCCAGGGCACATTTAACCAGGCGTATTTAGCTCACTCGCTCGGCTGCTGGGTGCGCTCTCTTTAAGTGTGGGCTGCCTGGTCGGCCTGTAGGCTGCTGCTCCCTGCCGCCCCTGCTTGGCTGCCTGGTGGTGCAATGTACGCGCGTATGATCATATCAAGTTTACATAATACTTATTATACGTAGTGGCATAAGGATGGGCACAATGAACCAACCGTATGGAGCACAAGGGCTTGCAGGTGTACAAAGGTATATAGATGTGTACGCTGCGTCGCCTGGCCGTACAAAGGTATATAGCCTTGTACATCGGATCGGCACCCTGCGCGTTCAATGGGAACCCATTTGGAATATCACCACATCTGCTCAGGGGTTAGCCCTTACGTTTTTACGTTGTTGTAGACTATAGTCGATCTGGCAGCGTAAGTGTTAAATTTGTGTAGCGGTACTTGCCCCCTGGGCGACTGAGACTAAGTTGTTTATTTGGAGTGGGATAAAAATGACGGTTGACTCAACAGTAGGAAATCACTTACGCCGATATATCCGTCCTCGGTTGCGGGTCATCCTTACAGCGTGGGAGGGTTTAGAGCCTGGGCCACTAAAGAGGCGTTTTCGCTATCCTGGCTTGCGTCGTCGTGTACGTCGCCGTGGCATGCCGTGGACGGATCGGGATATTTTTGAGTTGAATCGGGAGTTTGTTCGTTATCGGGATGGGTACAAGTGTGTGAATTGCGGCAGTGTTGAGAATTTGACAACGCATCATATTGTTCCCCGTTGTCATGGGGAGCCGAACGATCACAGTTGTGAGAATTTGGTAACTTTATGTTGGCCGTGTCATCGCCGTCGTCATCACTAAAGGGGACATATTATGGGACGGAAGGTATTGAAGTTGGGTGTTATAGATGTTACTGGTGGCAAGGTGGTAACTGGGAAGCGTAGCAGTACGACAGGGAAAGTTATATTGAAGGGCAAGAAGGGTTAATGCGCGTTCTTGTCGCCTGTGAATTTTCGGGCATTGTACGGGATGCGTTTATTTGTTGTGGTCATGAAGCGTTAAGTTGTGATCTTCTTCCTACTGAGGTTCCTGGGCCGCATTATGAGGGTGATGTCATGGATATACTGGATGACGGTTGGGATTTAATTGTGGCTCACCCTCCCTGTCGGTTTTTGTCGAACAGTGGTGTTCAGTGGTTACATAAGGAGGAGGGTCGTTGGGAGAGGATGCGGACTGCGGCAAATTTTTTCAACAGGTTTTTGGATGTATCGTGTTCTGTCTGCATTGAGAATCCTGTTCAGCATAAATATGCGAGGGATCTGATTGTTTCCCCAACGCAGTATGTTCAGCCTTATTATTTTGGTGATCGTTCGAGTAAGAAGACGGGGTTATGGTTGCGGGGGTTGCCATTGCTTGAGCCTACAGACGTTGTTGAGCCTTCTATGGTGTCTTACAGGACAAAGCGCGGCGTAAGGCGTTTCAGTGCTGACTATGGGGTTCAGTATGGTGAGGCGGGAAGACGAAGGCGTTCTCGGTTTTACCCTGGCATGGCGAGAGCTATGGCAGAACAATGGGGTATGGGGCGTTAGCCCCACTGGGCCGCCACCTGCTGGGCGGCTATAATGCAGCAGGGAGTTCTACAAGCGGAGATCCCTGTAGGTGTGCGGAGGGTGCGTCCTGACCGCGTAAGCCTACGGGGATGAATATGGTTTAAGGCGGTAGGTGCCTATCACACCTGTATGCCGTCTTTTTTTGTGCAAGGGCATCGCGTTGCACAATATGGGCGAGCGGGGGGTCGCTGGACGGCCCCCTGCCATGACCCCTTTAGGAGGGTTATGTTTGCACCTGCGAATTTCCCGCAGTATTTATTTTTTACGACGACTGCTTTTGAGGTGTTGTTTGGTGGTTTGCCGTATGCGGGGAAAAGTTTATGTTTGGTTATTCTTGCGCTCATGCAGGTGTGGCATCCTAAGTATACGGGGTGGATATTCCGTAGGAACGATGATGATTTACAGGCGCTTGTAGATTTTGCGTATCAGTATTACCCTGAGGCGGGAGGAGTGGCAACGGAGCGTGGGAGGTTGTGGACGTTCCCTTCTGGTGCGTGGATCAGGTTTTCGCATATGGCTGATTCAAGAAGCTGGACGCGGATCAGGGGTCACAACAACGCTTTTCTGGGTTTTGATGAGATCAATGAGTTTGAAGAGGAGCAGTATGGTATGAGTCGTGTCTGGTGTCGCCCTGCGGCAGATGACTTGATACCGATGGTGAGATGTACGGCCAACCCTGATGGCCCAGGAAGGGGATGGGTGGGCAGGCATTTTATCAGAAATCGGGAGCCGTTTGAGATACATGAGGTGACGACGGCAATGGGTTCTACGACGTTGCAGTTTATACCGACGGGGTTCAGGGATCTTACGGACACGGGTATTATAGATGTAAAGGCATATGAGGCGTCGCTGCATTTAATACCGAATAAGCATATCAGGGAGGCTTTTTTAGCCAAAGACCCTCTCGACGCCTGGAAGATCGTTATCGGGCAGTTTTTTGATTATAATAGTAAGGCGCATGTGGTCCCCTCTTCAGAGGAGGCTGCTATGCGGCAGTATCTTCTTGAGGTGCCACGGACGGTTATAGAGTCTATAGACTATGGATCGAGGGATTATTTTTCATACCACGTTTACGTGCGGGATGATACCAGCGGAACGATATATGCTACCGACGAGCATCATGAGAAGGGCAAGGATCTCGTCATGCACCATATCCCTAAGATAAAGAATATCCGTAGAAACAAGTTATATCGGGGGAAGATATTAAGCACCATGTGCTGTAGGGCCGCTTTTGCTGACCACAGTGGCATGAGATCACAGCAGACAGGGGCGCAAATACTACGAAGGCACGGCATAAACGTCCAGCCAGCGTTCGATGGGGGATATGACAAGAGGATAAACGGCTGGGCGGCGATACAGCGCATGATGGCCCATGATGAGTTTACAGAACCGATGCTGAAGTTTTTTGAGTCGTGTGAGGCGCTAAATGAGGATGTATCGGGCGCCGTTGCTGACGCTGACAATCCAGAGGAATTGGATAAAAGCTCCCGCGATCATACATTAGATGATTTACGATATGCCGTAATGAAGTTCGATGCGGATTATTTGGAGCCTGTGTCAATAGGGCATATCCCCGAACCCATGCACACCAGAGAAGGTATCATAGACTTTTTAAATGGCTCTTCGGATGAAGAGTATATCAAATGGATGCTCCAATGACCCCTGCACAAGCAAATAAAATCATGGATATGGCCGATGAGATGCAGGAGGAGCGCCGCATCCGTTATAACGACAACCTGAATCTGTACCTGAATAAGATCAATGACGATGAAGATGCCCCAGCGAGTCCGAATTACATCTATGCCACGGTATCGCAGGAAGCGGCGATATTATTGCCCAAAGATCCCCACTGGGTAGCAAAGGCCGATCGAAGAGGCTATGAAAGACAAGAGGTGCTGTTACCCTCTCTACTGAAGAAGATGTTTAAAAGCACCAAGATGTTACGAACATTACGGCATGTGTTTTTATCGTCTGTGATATGGGATTTTGGGGCGATAAAGCTGGGTATGGGGATGGCCTACAACCCAAAATCGGAGCAGGAGAAGATCGAGGAGAACAGATTAAAGGCCAGAGATGAGAACATGAAGATGCTGGCAGGGAATGTGTTCCCCGTTGAGCAGAGTGAGATGCACGAGATAGAGCTGTTGGAGCATTTTGCGTTCTTGGAAAGCCCCGCCCTGTTGCAGCACCCCGCCGCCGACAGTGTGGTGTCGAACCTTGAGACGCATATCAGAGAGCATCAGGCGTTCGCACAGGTGCCCCATACGCCCATGACGGATTTTGATAGCTATAAGCAGCCCGACTTCCCATTTGGAAAAGCAGTCATGCCGATAGATCTATACTGGGAGCCTGGGCATATGTTTTTTGATGAGGCAGGGTGGGTGGCACACGGGACATGGCACAGGAAAGAGGATCTGGTCGGCCATCCTCTGATGGATCAGAATGTCGTTAAAAAGCTACAGGGGGAGACGCTGGACGATACATTCCAGCATCTATATCCCGATGGCGAGTGGAACGCCATCATGAACAGCGAAGATGACATATTGAGAGTATGGGAGATATGGAACCACAGATTACGGGTACGGGAGATATGGGTGAAGGGCAACGACAAGCCTCTCTATAGACCCCCCAATGACCCGCGTCATAAGTGGCCCTATCACCATATAGAGAAATACCCGTTTAACATATTGGCGCTGTCGCAAGCCCCTGGAAGGACGCACGGCAGGGCACCTCTGCATTATATGGAGCATGGGCAGAGGCTCGAAATGGACATCATGGAGTCCATCGCACTGCATATACAGCGGAGCGTCCCCAAGTATGAGCTGGATGTGGAGATGCTGGAAGGCAGAGAGCAGATCGTCAGGGCACTGGAGACACTACGAAGCGGCAGTCATGGCGGCGTAATCATGACGAAGAAGGATGGGGATGCAGGAAAAAGAGCCGTTATCCCCGTTGCCACAGCGCAGATGGATCAGACAAATCTGATCATGCTGCAACTGCTTGAGAAGAACAGGCCCGTGAACAGCGGATTGGCAGACCAGGCCAGAGGGATCACAACGGGCGCCACAGCAACCGAAACGCAGATCACATCCTCGGCTACCAATGTACGCCTGAATGACTTTATAGGGCTTGTAACGGAGCTTACGCAGTGGGTGGGGACAACCTCGCTGCAAATATGGCGGCAGTTTGCACCTGAGAGCATGGAACTTAGAGTAACAATGGGCAGGATGGACGTATGGGAGGAGTTTAAGCGTACAGACCTGTTGCCCTACTACGATCTTGACGTGTTCCTGCCGCAGCCTGGCGATGAGCAGAAGAGAGCCGTTGAGATACAGAATACTATACATATGTTCGCACAGGTGCCGCAGCTTGCCGAGGTGGTGGATTTTGAGCAGCTCGGCAGGGAGCTGTTGTTCAGCATGAACCCTGGCCATACCGACCTTGACAGGTATTTTAAGCAGGAGTCTGCCGCAGAGATGGTGGCGATACAAAATGAAGAGCGTCTCATGGCACAGGGGCAGCAGGTAGAGGTAACGGCAGACCAGATGCACTCTGTACATATGCAAGCACATCAGGTGTTCATGCAGAGGGTGGCACAGTCGATGCAGAATCCCGAAACGCAGGAGGCGGCACAGACGATATTGCAGGTGTTACAGCAGCATATACAACAGCATATGCAGTTCATACAGTCGCCACTAATAGGCCGCAACAGAGATGCCAGGTTCAACAGAGATGGCAACCCAGGCACCGACAAAAGCATAACGAGTGCGGCAGCGCAAGGAGTGTAGGATGCGAAAGAGATTGATATGCGAACAGTGCAACCAGGTGTGGTATACCGATGGCGCACCAGGAACGATAACCTGTCACTGCGGCCATAAGATGCGTGTGGGCAAGATCGTGATAAAGCCCGTATTGTCGGTCCTTGATGTGGATGGCAGCAGCCATGAATATGACAAAGATGTCCACCACGTCGAGGCACGGGGCGGCAGATGGTATGTGATGGATAAAGAGGAGAAGCTGTATCGGGTAACGAGGGAGACAGCGAAGGAATTGCAATGATATTTTATCGTAGGACACATGCGCCAGATTTTGTGAAGCTGCGGGAGATGAATCCCGATCTGGCGAACATCGCCCATGAGCTTATATCCACCCTGCCAGGGTTCGCACCAGGGAGCCTGACGGACAAAGAGGTGGAGATATTACATCTGATGGGTTTTTCAGTGGTGGAGACGCAATGCCCAGATACTTATACCGATGCACCTGCGGATGGGAAAATTTTGCGACCAGGCGCATCGCAGAACGGTACAACGTAAGATGCCCCGAATGTAAGGGCGAGCATGAGACTGCTGGGGGCACGGTGATGAACGTCATCACTAAGGAGTCTGCGCCCTACACGCAGAGCGCCCAGAGAGACAACAGGGAGTTTGACAACGGTCAGGGGGTGCCCAACAGGGCATTTGGGGTGCCTGTAAGGTCAAGGTCGCATTTGCGGGAGCTTGAGACGGCTTACGGGGTGACGCGGGTCGAGAAGACGGATGAGGACTTCCAGAATGAGATGCACAGCAAACCGACTCCCAAGAAGCGGTCTGTAGAGACGATGAAGAAATATCGGGCGATAGCCGAGGCTGAGGTGGCAAAAGGGTGGGAGCCGACGCCCGTGCCCGATAAGACGCCCGTAGACAAGAAGCTGAAGAAAGAGTTGCAGAAGATAACGCAGAAGGAACACCCGCGCATAGCGAAGGTGGATAATGTCTGACAACTACGAAAACGGGAAGTTGCGGGAGCCTACAGAGCATGATATGGTCATCGCTATGGAAGAGGAGGCGATGAAAAGGCATATGGAGTTTATACGGGCAGGGGGAGAGGGCAACAACGCACCCCCGAATCCCGATCCAGAGCCAAAGATGTATATAGAGAAGATCGTCCCTGGCAACGCGCGGGAGGCATTTGGAAGGGATCACGATAAGATCGCTGGGCTAGGGCATAGGCTGAAGATGGTGCCCAACCCCGCCTGGAAAGAATGGAAAGAGCGCCAGGAGGCGAAAGTGATAAAGATGCAGCCAAGTAACAACGGTACAGAGCCAATAAGTACAGTATCCCCCATAGACGACGCAGCGTCGCCTATATCGCTGATGGACGCATTGCCCATCATAAACGAGCGGCTTGCCGATGTGTTCGACATATTAGGATGCACTGTCGATGGCGACAAGCTGAATATAACCGTAAGGAGCAGAAAATGAATGAGACGGAGACGCCTCAAGATTACATCTCGGAGATGCTTAGCAACTACCCCGATGAGGTAAAAGAGACGGTGGAGCGCGACCTGAAGAAGGTGCGCGATACGGTCGCAGGGACAAAGGGGCAGCAGGAAGCGGCGCTTCGGGAGCAGATACGCCTACTGGAAACCAACCAGAAGACGTTAGAACAGCTCTTGAATGAGCAGAAGCAGCAGAAGACCCAGACGCAGGGCAGCGAGAAAGATAAAGTGCTGGCGCAACGCCTGGGCATCGAACCCGATCAGGTGCCTGCCTTCAGGGAGACAATGAAGGAGTTCGGTTTTGTCACTAACGAAGAGCTGAACGCCATAACATCCTCGCAGGGAACGAAGCTCGAACGCAAGGAGACATTGCAGCGCGAGCTTAACAACTGGGAGCAGACGTTTGGCGCAGAGGTATTCAAGCCGTATAAGAAGATGATAGAGGGCATAGCTGAGAACAACAACTATGACCTTGAACCATACCGTGATACGCTTGTTGCCCTGGCTCAGGATCTTCAGGAACAGTCCAAAAAACATCAGATGAACAAACAGGATGATTTGGCAGTACGTAGACATGCCACTACTACGGAGCCTACCACGGGGTTGTCGTATGACGACAAGGTGATAACACACCCCGATGGCACGATAGACTACCATGCTACGTTCGCCAATCTTGGAGACGAATAAATGCCAAAACCCTTAGTGTCATCGCAAGCGACCTTTGCGAGTGACAAGAAGCGTTCTTTTACGGCAGCACTGATGGTCGACAACGAGGTGATAGATCAGGTGGTCGAAGCGACGCCTATCCTATCCTGGTCGATGGGCCTTGACCAGCAGGGTTCTGACGGCAAGAAGGTGAAGCTGTCGGATCTCCGTCCCTCACGGCAGCTCAAGTTCTTTTCGGGTGGTCTGTCGTTCGACTTCAAGGCGCGTACAGGAACAAACAGTACGTTCGCAAGCATGGATGACGGATATGACGAGGTGGACATCACGCCGCAGCAGGGGTTCACGACCCTCTCGGAGGAACCTGCGCTGTATGCTGGTAGCGTGACCATCGACATCATATCGCAGCTTCAGAATGAAGGCAACGAAACGCGCGAGGTGGACAACCTTGAAGCTACCATCGAGCAGGGGTTTGCCGATGCGCGGGAGACGATGCAAACGCATATGTGGCAGACCGCTGCCGCCGCTGCCTCGTCTGACATCAAAGGTATCCTCCACTGGGTCCCTGCCGATCCCACATCAGGCAGCATCGCTACGGCTGACAGATCCACGGATACGTGGTTTCGCAGTCAGTACAATGGTGCCAGTGGGTTTTCTACCAACACCACGCCTTCGTTCGGTGCCGATGGACTGTCGATGATGATACAGGCTGTCATCGCCTCTTCAGGTGGTCAGGGTGCCGACGAGGTAACGGACATCTGGAACGCTACGGATGTGTTCAGGTATTACTACCTGCGGCTGCAACCGCAGGAGATGTACAGTCCTTCGGGGCCGCGTGATGCCAACGGTGCGCCGCTGCTGTGGAATGGTAAGCGGATGTGGTATGACGGTGGCATCCCTTCGGGTGTGCAGCTTTTCCTGAATCGCAACTACTGGCAGTTCCGCGTACACTCGAATGCGTTCTTCTCCATCACTGAGTTCTCCACGGGCCAGAATGTCCTTAGCCGTGTGGCGAAACAGATTTTCTATGGCACCCCGATCTGTCTGCGTCCGTCGCGTCAGGCATATGTGGGCGGCTATACGTCATAGGAGGTCATAATGGCTTGGAGCTATACAGTGAAATCCACGAACGGTCACATGGGGGCCATACGGAAGGTCTATGGCACCTATGCGAACGACTCTGGATCTACAGGTGGTGAGGTAGACACGGGTCTGCTCAACGTGGAGATGGTGACGATCACACCTGACAGTACGGGAGAATTGGTGCCTGGTGTGGCCCTAAACTCCGCAAGTCAGGGTGCGTTTACGCTTACGACCAACGCCGATGAAAGTGGCGTGTGGTCTGCGGAAGGAGAAGGCTAATGTCATGGTATGCAGAGGGTGGACGACCCATTGTCCAGGCGATTGACGAGACATCGACCACGCAAAATCACGATGTAGGCCTTATCGTGCGCTGCGTGAATCGTGCGTCAACGTCATTGGGTAGTGGCGACTTTATCTACCTGAAAGGTGTCGCTTCGACGGCAGTGGGATCGCTGGTGAAGATCGACGACGATTTTGATACGTCCCTGGCTACGGCCAACGATGTGGGGCTTCTGGCAGTCGCTATGTCTGCCAATGTCGCCTCACAGTGGGGATGGTATCAGCTTACGGGGAAGGCCGTGGTCAAGGTGCTTACGGGCTTTGCGGCTGACCTGGCGTGTTACCTTACCGCTACGGCAGGGTCTATCGACGATACTGTGGTGGCGGGTGATCTGATATATAATATGGCTGGCATGACCGCAATCGGTACTCCTGCGGCAGGACAGGCATATTGTCATATCGCACATCCGTATGTGAACAACACGTAATAAGTGATGGGGGGAGCGGATGCTCCCCCCTGATCCTATGAGGATACTATGGCAACAAAAAAGCAGATGGTAGACCGCATAGCAAAGAAGGTCGGTAAGACAGGCGACAGTGCCGCAGAGACGATCATAGGCGAGAAGGTGAATGAGGTAGTAGGCATCATCGCTGATGAGATCGACTTCCCAGGGCTTATCAAGGAAGGGTACCTGCGTATACCTGATAACGACAGGTTTGCCCATGCGCTAAATAGCGATGTAGGCGCGATACAAGGCCCGATGCTGGTAGAGGGCACGACATCACGCATATGGCCGCTGTCGCTGTCGGAGTTTATGCTCAGGTATCCCAACCCGTCTACCGCTGCGGGAACCCCCAAACATTATATACCGCTGGGGAAAAGCGCCGTATACCAGCAGCCCGAAACAGCGATACGATTGGCATCGTCCTCATCGAGCGATACGAACGTTGTGGTGACGATACCCGCATTATTTAGGGGACTCAGGCGCGATATAACAGTGACGCTGAACGGCACAACAGGTGTCCTGTCAGATTGTGTTGAGGATATAGTCGGTCTGCCGACAGCAAGCCCCGCACCCGTAGGAACGATAACGGCAACGGCAAACAGCACCGTGGCAGACGCGACATTGCCGATTGTGGCCACAGCGGGGGCGGTGACGGTCTTTACCATAGGGGCGGGAGTGGCAACGGCAGGAGCGACGACAACGACATCTCCTGGGTCGATACTGAGAATGCACATGCTCGTGGATGATAGCACCGATTATAGCAAGGAAGTATCCATAACGGGCATAGGGATAGAGCATGATGGAACAGATTACAACGAATACCAGCAGGTCGAGCGCACGATAACGATGACGACACATGCCAGTGACAGCACAACGGTAATTACGTACCCGACGACAGACACGGGGTTCCGCTTTACCAGGGTGCAGTCGGTATCGTTAAACTGGGATAACGCGCAGACATTCGTGCTGAAAAGCGACCCAGAGCAGGTGATAACACGTATCCCCCCTGGAAAGCGATCGGTAGAATACAACATATACGGGTTCCATCCCATCCCCGATCTGAACAAGAATATCGTGTATATGTACAACCAGGATGTCGACTACGTATTGCAGAACGACCCCGATGAGCCGCCGATAGATGCTGCCGCCCACAAATATGTGGAGAAGTGGGCGGGAGTGCTTATGCGTGACCACATCGGATCGCGCAAGGGTACGGACTTTATCCGCAGCACACAGGAGTTCAGGGAAGATATGAACAGGCTGCGTGATGCGCTTATGCAGGAAGAGTTTCCGAGAGCGTCCTATGGTGAAAATAGCGTTAACCGTTTCAGACATCGTTTCGGCAGTCTGCCGTGGAATTATGAAGAGGTGGGGCCATATGGCGGGTGATGGACTGCAAATATACTCATTTGATTTTAATGGGATGCAGATGAACGTGGATAAGAACCCCGTGGGCCTTATGCCGCCTGAGTTCGTGTCGGTGCGGAATATGGATTATAGTCAGAATGGCGTGTTTAAGAAGCGGAAGGGGTTTTCACGGTTTCCCGAATCAGACAGTATTGACGCTCAGGGATCTATGATTACGGCGGCTCAGCCAGGTGGAGTTGGGAACGGGTATTACGCTGCGCGAGGAAACCAGTTGTACGAAAAAGTCACAGGGGATTTTGATAGTGGCGCATGGACAACTTTTGGGACGACTTTTACGGCGGGGTCATCGGATGTGTCTTTGGCCTATGGACTTTCAGATGTAGAGACAGCTGCGGTATTTGTTGCCTTTGGTGCGTCAGATGTCATCATGATTACAGGCTTGTCCACCGCTGTAAAGACGACGATTTCGGGTGGCAGCAATCCGTTTACTTTGGGTGGATGTGTTGAATATTTTGAGGGAAGATTGTGGGTCGGAGATACAACGGAGGGGGGAACATCGTATAAAAACAGACTCAGGTTTTCCAATCCAGGCGATCCGACCACTTTTGATACGTTGGATTTTATTGATCTTTTTGTTCCAGGTGGGGGAAGCCTTGCAAATTTGTTTGCGATAAGATACTTACGAGATCGGTTGTATCTTTTTAATGAGTCTTTTGTTTTTGTTTTAACGGGTGATATTCCAGCAGATTTTGGACACCAGGCAGTCCTCCCCGTGTATAATCTTTCTAAACGTACAGTCGTTGCATTGGACGATTTCGTTATTTTTGCAGATCTCAGAGGGGTTCATGTTTTTGATGGCTTTCGGTTGCAGAACCTTATAGATGGGCGGTTCATCGAAAAATGGAAGGGATTGTCGTCGGGAAACGTCAGGGATGCCTTTGCAACATATAATTATTTTACAGATGAGTATATTATTTTTGCTTCAGATGAAATATGGGTGTTTAATTTCCGTAAAGGGGCATGGCATACATGGGATTTTGATGCTACAGCTTTGGAGTCGGATACCCTTCATTCTTTTAGCCCACAGTTTTTCTATAACGAAGGCTCCGAATCCCGCGACTCTTTTGCTTTGGGCGTTTTATCGGGCAAGCTGTATGGATACAATCATGGTGAAACCCAGGATTATGACAGCAAAGATGTCGTAGGGGAGGTTGAAACGGGAGACATGATTATAACGCCTTCAGGTGGCATCTTTGAGCTGTCGGCCATAGACCTGTGGGTGGTAAGGAACGATAGTGCGGGAGAGCTGAAAGTCGTCCTCACGATAGATGGACAGGCGCAAACAGAAGAGACGATAACGATAACAGCGGGATCGTCCGACACATCCCCGACAAGGTTCCCCGTGCCGCTGCCGCTTTTGAGGGTGGGGCAGATGCTCAGGGTGAAGATCACCGATGACCATGCAACGGTGCAAACAGAGATAAACCGCGTCGATGTGTGGTATGAGATCCACGAAGGAAGAGCGGCATAATGTCCCGATTGAAGCTGGATCTGGTAAAATCAAATGCCGACAATGTTGCAGGGGTGCTGCGGGAGATCAATGAGAAGCTACGGAAGTTCGATGACGCCACGCTCATACGGTTTTCCCTGCGGGGGTTTTTGAATCTCGGTGAGCCTATACCGTTGACGATAGCATCGGGGGCTGTAACGGCGTCATCGAGTTACCATTCGGTTGCAGTGGAAACGGGCAGCACCGATGATCTTGATACGATAAATGGCGGGATGGAAGGCGACATATTGATGATATTCAATCCCGCAGGGGCAAGCACCGTGGTTGCAAAAAATGGCACAGGGAACATTCTTCTGGGTAGCGACTATACGATGGATAGTACCAGCAAAATGCTGACGCTACGGAAGTTTAGCTCGGATTGGGTGGAGCTGTCGAGGGGCATATGAAAGTATTTTATCCTCTTACAAAGGCATGGTGGGAGCAGATCGGTGAGTGGATGGCTGACGATGAGATCCGTGAGCCTGTACTTGGTGATACGCCTATCGAGGAGATACTGGCGGCGATAAAGCGCGATACGGTAAAGGTAGCAGGATTGTTCGATGAAGGGACAGGGGAAGTACGGGGGGTGTTTGTTCTGACAGAGTATTTTGATCCCCAGATATGTGATCTGGCGTTATACTGCCCCAAAGGGCTGCGGCAATCATTGCCTGAGATACGGCAGTTTGCCGTAGAGCAGGGGTTCACGCAGATGAACTTCAGGACGCGGGTAGACAGGACGGAAGGTTGGGATAAAAGGTCGGTAGGGCATTATGAGAAAGTATTGCAGCGCATGGGATTTGAGATGTCTGCCATCATGGGCAGTCCACGGGGATGGTATATAGTAGGATTGGAGAGACTTCATGTCAACGACGAAACCAGAGGCATCGCCAGGGACAGAGAATCTGTTGTCTCTGCTGACGGATCAAGGGAAAGCGCAGGCTGACGCTACCAATCCTTTGTTGGGGCAGTTGTCGGGATTGTTCCAAAGTAATTTAGGTAGAGATCCGTTTGCTAATCCCGATGTAAGCCAGGGGTTCCCATCGTTCTTTACGGGTGGGAATCAAGGGAACACTACGCCCAGTGGTGGAAGTCCACAGGTGCGTGGGGGGACGGTTGTTGATGAAGCTCTTGCAGGAGTGCAGGAGAATGGGCAACGCTTTCGTCCTGTCGGTCGCAATCAAGTGTTACCCGACCTTAACATTCTGCCTGGGCCTGGTGGTGATGGCATCACGCCGCCACTTGACGGCAGTGGTGGGGACGTGATGTTCGGGGATCTGCGTGATCCCATAGATTTGGGTGGTGGCAACTCCCTTATATTTAGACCAGATGGATCATTCTCTTTTCTTGATCCTAATAGCAACGGGATACCACCAGGGCAACTGCCTGATGAGGCGCTACAAGCCTCCATTGATTTCTTTAACAAGCAATTCCAGGGTGATGAGAGGTTGCCTCCGCGTGGCCCAGATGCAACGGCAGAAGACCTCGCTACAGGAGGACAGGGGTTCGATAGCGGGGTTGCGCCCCCTTCTGGTGGTAGAGAACGGACTCCGCTGGAAGAAGCTCTTATTCGTCGCGTGACACAAGGGTTGGGAGAAGAGGGAGGCTTTTCCGATGATGTCTTCAATCGGGCAAGCAGCAGGATCTTATCTCCGATCCGTGATCGGGCCGCAGCAGGAGGCAGGCTTGGAGCAGGGAATCTTGCTCTTGAAGAGTCGGAAGCCCTAACCCCCCTTGCTTTAGAGGATGCGCGTCTCAGAACGCAATCTAATCTCTCTCGCAACGATCAGGCGTCACAGCTTGTAAGCCAGATATTTGGCAGGGACATCGGCACGGAATCATTCAACAACGATCTGTTCTTCAGGAATTTACAAACGCAGCTTGGGCTGGAAGATCGGGGACGGTCAATACAACAAGACCCGTTGCGTTTTGCTTTATCATTCCTAAGTGGGCAGAACCCTGCTCAGACCTTCAGCAGTGCTGGCAACCTTAGTGCGGGGATAGATTCGAACAGAGGCAATAGTGGTGTGTTCCCTGGCATCGGTCAGCTTCTTCCATTCTTGTTCTTGTAGGAGTTATTATGGCAAGCATATTGGATATAATTGCTCAGATTGCTGGGGGTGCGGCGCAAAGTGGTTCTACCATATTGCAGCAGAAGTTCCTGCAACGGCAGCGCTTGGAAGAAGATGCCGCACGGCGCAGGGAACAGCTCAATAATACGCTACGGGCGATAGCAACGCAGCGTGGCATGGGGCAAACATTGCTAAACCCTGATGAGGTGGATGCGGGAGCTGATCCTTCTACGCGAGAGGCGACGCTGGATGAAATAAGATCCCGCTTTGCATTGCAGGGGAATACAGATCGGCAGCGCGAGAGCGAGGCCTTTGAGATCGAGAAGGAAAAGGTCAAGTCGGGGATATTAAACAATGAGTCTTTGCAGCGGTCGCGGGATGCAGGAATAAAACAAGGTGATCGGAGCCTTGACATCCGCGAGGAAGGCAATGAGATAGATCGGGAGGCGCTGAGGCTGCGGGAGAAGGAGCTTAATGCTCGCCTCAAAGCGGTACAGGGAAATAAAGAATTTACTGCGTTGCAAAAGATACAGATGCAACAGGCGCTTGAATTGGCAGACAAAGCTGGTATGACGCCAGAGGAAATAGCGGAATTTATAGAGCCAGAAACCAATTTTGTATTTGCCTCTGGATTGCGCCGTGCGGCATTGCAACGACTGGAACAAGGCGAGGTGGGCCGCATTGACGAGGTGCTTGACGCTGAAATTGCTGATGGTGTCACCAATGCAAGCCAGATGGCGGCAGAGGCGGCAGAGGAGATACAGCAGGTAAATGCCGAGCGGGAAGACGATGGCAGAGGGCCATTGCAGGAGCGTGAGCGGCTGCTTGTCGTCAGTAGGCTCATAGACAACTTTATCGCAGAAAATCAGCTTGACAAGGAGTTCTCCCTCACCCCTGCCGACAAGCGGCGCATGGCGCTGCGGATCTTACAAGAGATGGAGCAGCCACAAGCGCCACAAGAGCCAGGGATTCTGGATGCGATTTTCAATGCGTTTGGTTCTCTCCGTGAGAACCCTGAGCGCAACCTGGATTTCTCTCGCCTTTTTAGAGGTGGACAATGAGCTTAGACCCCAAAGAGTTCTTCCCTGACACCATCCTGGGCGACCAGGTGCAGGAGCCGCTTGAGATGGTGGAGCGGCTGCTACAGCTATTTGGCGAAAAAGCCTTTGTGGAGCCTGTGGCAGAGGGCGTTGGGACAGCAGGAAAAGTTCTGAACAAGGCATTTGAGATCCCTGTTGTCGGCCCTGCGGCTGAAGCTGCGTTAGTTCGTCCACAGAGAGCCGTAGCGGGGGCCATTGCCGTAGGTATGGGGGAGGTTGAGAACCCCAATCCGTTTGCTGGCAAGCTGGACCAGATGTTCAACCAGGCGGTAGCGGAGCTGATAGAAGGGGAATTTGAGGGCCACAAAGCACGGGGCAAGGACATCGGGGAGACGGTATTGCCAGAGGGTCATCCGCTGGCACAGCTTGGCATCGACGTTGGCGCAGGGCTGCTTGCACCAGCGGGGTACACAAAAGCCGTCAAAGCGTTTACTGACATACCGCAGGTGGCAAAGTTTTTGGATGAGAGTCGTGAATTTGTGAAGTCCGATCTTGGGAGGCTCGCAGAGGAAACAGGTGCAGCGGGGTTGCCCAATCCCTTTTCTAAAGGCGGTGCCAGCGATGAGGCAAAAGACATCGCAGGTAGATTGCAGAAGGCGCGAGGAAAGTTCACAGCGAAGTCTTTTGCTACAAAAGGATCCAAGCTCGACCAGAAGTTGGCACAAGAGGAAAAAGATTTACGCGAGATCATATCAGACCTGGATGCGTATGAAAAACAGGTCTTCCAGGAGATGACGGATGACCTTCGCGGTGAAAACGCTTTGTACAAACGGATACGGGGTGATGGCGGCATAGACATGCGCTCTGCCGACAGGGATATATGGGTTGGACTAAAAAACAATAGCGGTAGAGATCCCTCCGATATGGCCGACTTGCTTGGGTTCAACGATGCAGAGGCGATGTTCGATGCGATAGAGGCAGAGGCAAGGGCTTTAAAAGAGATTCCTGACCGCGCCCACAGCTTTGTCCGTGGCAACGTGGACTTCCGTGATTCTACGGGAAGTCGTTTTGAGCCTGAGCAGCGTCTTGCTCGCATAGAGGCGCTGCGGAAACGCTTTTCTGCTCGTATGGAGCGCGGACCGCGCGACCTGACCATAAAGCCAGATGTCGAGCCTACCGTCATAAATAACGCTTCGGGAGAGCCGATCAATAATGTCTGGCCGCCGATAGATGGGCAGCAGTCTATATTCGATGATGGCGCTCCCCCTCGTCGTGGGTTTGTTACCAGGGAGTTTGCCTTTGCCCAGCAGGGATACCGTGACCTGCCAGAGCGCGATCTGTTTATAGCCAACACGCCACAGGGTAGCGCTGGAACGATGGACTACCTGCGAGCGATAAAATGGGTGGAGAAAAAAGAGAACGGCCCATTGCGGAAGGCGTTTCGCAAGGTGGAGGACGCCAATTTTAACCGTGCTAAGGAGCTGGAAGATTTTGGCACGGAGATGCAAAATGTCATCGGCAACAAGGGCAGGATGCCCCACAAAGACAGCAACGAGCAGATATTTAAGCATATAGAAGGCCGCGCAGACAGGGCGCTGGATGAGGATGAGCTGCGTATCGTAGAGTGGGGCAGGGCTAAATATAAGGACTTGTTGCAGCGCGTGAATGCGGAACGTGTGAAAGTCGGCCTTGATGAGATCCCTGAGATAGACAACTACGTATCCCATATTTTTGATATATCCCTTATGGACGAGGTGTGGGGGCTATTTACCAAAGAGTCGAGAGAGATATGGGACATAGCAAAAAAACAGGGTATACCATCGAAGACCCCTGCGACATTTTTTGCCAATAGACGCAAGGGGGCATTGGGGTTCCGTGAGGACTTCTCTGCTGCTATGAAGGCGTATGCGCCTGTGGCATTGCGTAATATCCACATGCTTGCCCCTGTAGACGCATCACGGGCGTATGTAAAACACCTGCCGCCACGGGCACAGACATATTTCACCAAGTGGCTCGACGAAGGGGCACTTGGAAGGGTGGCGGGGTTAGACCAGCAGTTTGATCCCAAAGTCACTAACGTCACAGCGAAGATCGGCGCTCGCGTTGCCCGTAATCTTATCGTGGGCAATTTGGGTACGGCAGCGTTACAGCTCTCGTCTCTTGCCCATGTTATAACAGAGGCAGGATTGGGTAACACTGTAAAGGCTATTGGGGCTGATGCTATGCCCAGCCTGTTAAAAAAGGTGGGGGGTTTTGACGAAGCCACGCAACAGGCTGAAGGGTTGAGGGCGCTGGCGTGGTCATTTGGCAGTGGATGGGATTTTGCGAAGGCCAACTCCAAGACGCTGCAAGCACGGCGATTCCAGAATTTCGAGGATATGCTGCCAGAGAGCCAGGCGTTGTCACGGTTTGAGGAGATTGCCAACCTCCCATTGCAGACGACTGATGCGATCAACGTAGCGTGGTCGTTTAACGCAGGATACATGAAGGCCCGTAAGCAGCTTGGCATGGATCATGCTGAAGCGATACAGTGGGCCGATGATTTTGCTACACGCACCCAGGCGCAGTTCGACAGGCTATATAAATCCCCGATCTTGCGTAACCGCATGGTCAGCTCTACCGTTGGGCAGTTCCAGACGTGGACAACCAACTTCTTCAACTGGCTGGGATACGATCTTGTAAAGAACCCTGACCTTAGCTCTGTGGACAAGCTGAAGCAGGGGGCGACCCTGGTCGGCAGCATCATGGCTATAAACCACATTTACGGTAGCATGGGGCTAAGACCTCCCTTTGAAGTCCCCTCTTCCATTGTGCCGTTTTCCAACGCTTTGGGGGCATTTACCAACGTGCCTGGGTTCAAAGAGCCAGGGCGATCAGGTGCCCCAGCGGGATTCCAGTCTGCGGTGGACTTTGGATCGTCGCTAAAAAATGTCGTCTCGGAGCAACTGTTCAACACTCGTACACGGAGGCAGGAAGAAGCGGATGTGGATAAGCTCATTAAAAGCTCGGCACGGCTATTCCCTCCGTCAGGTGGCAACGCCATCCAAAAATTGCTGCTTGGAGCGAGAGATGCAGAGAGGGGCTTTTCACGCGCTGGCAACAAGAGGATACCTATGACACGCGATGATAGTCTGTTGGGTCAGGGCGTAGAGGGATTGGCAGGAAAAGAGGGTGTGGAGTTTTTAAATATATTACGGTCGCTTACGATGGGATCGGGCAACAGACCAGCGGTGCGCGAAGGGTTTGAGAACGATGGGATATTAAGTCAAATTTTCGGCGGGTCAGTGTTCGGTAAATAAGGAGAACAGCATGGCAGAGCTTCTATATGAGGATTATTCGGGTGACAGAGAGCGGAAGTTCGGGGAGTTCCTGTTCACGATTGCTGACAGCGCCACAGACAGCGAGACAATCGACATCCGTGGCGTGGGCAATGTCTGTGTGCAGTTCCTCGCTGACTTCGGCCAGACGGTTGCGGTGCATGTGTCGTATAACGATTCGACCTACGATGCCTTGTATTCAAGAGATGGTGAAGCGGTTCAGTTTACCACTACGGATAGTCGGGCATATGACATCCCTGAAGCAGCAGGGGCACACTATATGAAATTTGTGGCTGCAAGCGCCGTTTCGGGGGCAAAGACGGGCGTTCTCATGGCAAAGGTCTAATATGTCGCTTGTCAATGTTGTAACCATAAGGCGCCGCGCATCCATCCCTACTGTGCCACGATTTAGCATGGGAGAGGTGGGAACGGTATCGGACACAACGGTACGAGTGTGGTTTAACAGGCCCATTAACTCCCCTGCGCTGGGGTATGACGCAGGGGTAGTGATTAACGTGGATGCTTCTCCTGCCACAATAAACTCTGCTACGAGGCAGACAAACCAGGCGCTTGTACATTATGTCCTTAGTGCGGCGGTAACAAATGGTCAGGCCGTCACGTTCCAGTATACGGCTGCATCGGGGGACATCGAGAACCAGCTCGCAGTGCCAGAGGCGTTGGGCAATGTGGCAGAGACAGCTTTGACAAACAATGTGATGACGGGAATGCAGAAACTTGATTTCAGTGAGTCAACCAACTCTGAATATTTATTTCTACTGTTACTGGATTGAGGTGAGACGATGCCTAATCTTTATATAAAAGACGGCAATGACAACGATTTTTATATCGAATATGAGCATGGTACAGGGGCATCGGGCACACCAGCGCAGTTCGGTATCAACACGGCAGATTTTGATTCTGGTGCTGGAACAGACTATGCCCGTGTGATGGGCATTTACCTGCCTGGTGCTGGTGGGGGTGTAATTGGTGGCACGGCTACCAACCCTTTGAGGTTTGACCCTACCAATGATACGAAGACGGCAACGACTGTGGCAGATGGCGATGATGCTTCGCTGGGTACCACGACAGACACGATAAGCGCCGCAGGTGCCAACGCAACGGTGCAATCGCAGCTCAAGCGTCTTACCACGGATATAGACGCTATTAAAACGGCAGTGCAGCTTCTTGACAACATGATCTCTGGCAACGAGGGGCAGGTTGATGTTGTCACGTCTGCCCTGCCGTCAGGCGCCGCCACAGAGGCGACTGTGGATGCCATAAAAACTGCCGTAGAAGTGTTGGACAACATCGTCAGCGGCAACGAGGCCCAGGTGGACGTGGTAACGCTACCTGGTACGGTTGCCAGTGACATAACAGCGATCAAGACGGCAGTAGAGATACTTGATAATGTCGTTAGTGGTAGCGAGGCACAGGTGGATGTCCTCACCCTTCCTTCCGATCCGCTTGGCGCATCTGCCGATTTGATCGTGGCAGCAGGTGACGAGGGTACTATATCGGCCAAGCTGCGGCGACTGACGAACGATATGGATCGTGCTGCCGATGTCCTTGAAGGGCTTACTTCCGATAGCGATGAGGACACCTTGCCTTCGGGGACACTTTCTGGCCCGTTTAACATGACGCGGCGGCGGGACACCCCCGTATCGGGTACAACGACAGATGGTTACTACTCAGGGGAAATCTCCGATCAGCTCGGTGCCAAATGGGTACACGCTATTGGTGGGGATATAAAGTCCGTCCAGGTGACGATGACGGCATCTACCGATACACATGGTGCAGGAGATGTCATTGCCGATACGCAGGTTGCAGCGGCGCTATTTCGGGCCAATGACCTCGGTGGTGTATTGCAGTCGATTAACGTTATTGACAAGGGCAAAGCCGATGCAGCGATGGATATATGGGTGCTACGTGCCAACCACCAGGTGGGAGCGGAATCCGCTGTTATCGACATCACGGATACAGAGGCGCTTGATGTGGTGTGGATCGAGGAGATCGCCGCAGCAGATTGGAAGGACGGGGGGACGCATGGCCGTTATGACTCAGGGGCCATTGGAGAGCCTGTTATGCCCGTAACGGGGACAGATGATTTGTATGTTGCTGTCGTCGCCCGTGGTGCCATTACACCTGGCGCATCGGATCTGGTTGTTGAAATAGGAGTGCTACAGAACTAATGCCACTCATCTTACCGCATAGACGATCATTGTTATACCCCAGGCGGCCCGTTGTGGCTGCTGGTGGCGGCGGGTCGGCCACCTATTTAAGGGCGCATGTCAACAGGACGGGGCTTACTGGCTCTGACAACAATGATGTCATATCGCTTCAGTTTGACAGCGGCGGCGATGCACCTGATAGCACGTCAACGTCAGGATGGACGATAGACGTGCGGAATACGCTTGATGCGGCAAATGACTGGTATCGCCTGGATCTTTCCTCTACAACTGGGGCCATAGATGGCTATTACCTGGATTTTACTCAAGGCGGTACGGTAACAGATGTCCAGGCAACGCAGGACATCCGTGTGTCTTATGACAGTGGCACAGGGAATGTGACGGGGCTGGATAGTTTCACCAATACTATAACGCTCGATAGCGCGGGGTACAACCTGTCCACAACGGATATACCAACCGATCTTGTTGCAGTTTGGGGTATGAATGAAACAGGAAGCACCGCTGACAGGGTAAACCTCTGGAACTCTGGCACCCATGATCTAACGCCATCCAACACTCCGTCCAGCATAACAGGTAAGCTTGGCAACGCCACTGACTTTGATGATGCGTCGACGGAATACCTGAGTGTGGCGCACCATGCTGATTTTGCGACATCGGCAACCGAGCATTTTATGATAAGTGTTTGGGCCAATAAGGACAGTGGCGCTACTGACGGTACCATAATCTCCAAGTATGATCCATCGGGGGATCAGAATTGGTGGTTTCATGTTCAATCTTCATCCACATATAGATGGAGGATCACAAGAAGCTCTGGATCTACAAGCGTCCTGACCTTTGGTTCTGTATCTACAGGATGGGCGCATTTTTTTCTTGGGTTTGATCCTGATGGAGTGGACACCCCTGGCGAGAATGAGGGGTGGGCCAGAGAAAACAACGGAACTGAAGGTTATGTGGACATGTTCGCTCAGGATATAATGACCGCAGAAACACCAAGTATTGGGGTTGGCGCTTATGGAATTGATGGCACTCCCGCTATGGCTCTTGCAGGTGCAGTTGATCAAACTATGTACTGGGGCGGGTATACCACCAAAAAGAGCGAAGTTACTCTAACATCTATTTACAACGGCGGGAACGGGAATCCATTCCCCTTTACACCAGATCACAGTGGAACGGTGTCATAATGGTCAGACAAAAAAACCCTTCAATGGCTGAAGAATCGAGGGCTAACGCCGAATTTAATAAACTTGCTGTAATAGAGCGTCCCGATGGGAAAATATATGAGCAGGTTAAAAGCAGGGTAAATGGGGATGTCACTTCCCGTGTGGACGTATATCAAAAAGATGGGGTAAAGGGATTTATTAAGATCGTTATTATCAAAAGACTCGATGGTACACTTTTGGCGAAGAAACACCATGAAGGCCCACTTTCTTATTTTAGCAATAATAATGATGTGTGGCTTGATATAACGCCTGAAGAGGATGCGCCGTAACAAAAAGGATTAACGCATGGCGTTTTTAGACGATTTTGCAGCCTGGAAGACATATTTCAATAACGAATGGCCGACGACCAATAATATCCCCCATATGTCGTCTACCTACCAAACGAACATTGAGCTTGGCAGGGAATATTCATTTCGTGGGCCATGCTGGTTCCTGTTTAACATCGTTCGGTCAATGGAGTCTACGAAGGATACCTTCTGGGCCGACCACGGCAAAAATATCATAGATCGTATGCTGTCACGGAGAGATGACCGTTCGGAGATCCTGGGAGAATGGAATCCTGCCGCACAGCAGGATGACTATACGGGGTATATGTCTGGCCCCAGGTACTACCTGAATGGTCAGCCAGGGGACAATACCGCGGCGAAGGTGTGGCACAGGGTGGAAAGGGCAGGATCGTCGGGGGTTGGGCAACGGGCGCTTATCCTTGATAACGGCATTATCCTAAATAGCATCATGCAGTGGGTAGATGCCGTTCTGACCTATTCTGAGTTTTCCTCTTACGTGCAGTATACGTCGGCCTTTATGGATGATGTGCAGGAAGTGGTGGATGAGTTTCATCGCGCCAACTACAGTTCATACCGATATAATTTCAATGGCACAGGGGCTATAAACGGCAACATTACGGGGGCATATTACTGGGAGGCGCCCAACGGATCGGGACTGCAAAATGGACAGCCTGAGATAAACCAGCAGAACCAGTTTTTGTGTGCCCAGCTTTTGCTATATAAATACCGTCCACAAAATAACCCTGACGCGGTAAATCGCATCACGCAGTGGATCAACCACTGGAAGAACCGCTGGGTTATCATTATGTCTGGCGGCAATGAATGTTATTCCTGGCCCTATTCAATGACCAGCCTGACGCAATCGGGCGGGTCGTCGCATGTTATTAGCAATGCCACATCCATAACGGGTGTGGGGCCATATACATATGATGCCGAAGATTTGGGTCATGCGGTGCTGACGGTTATGCTGCCGTACTACTGCAACAGAGAGGGTATCGGCGGCGTCAGCGATACGGATATGCACAGATTCGCCAATACCGCTGCCAACCTGATGCACATAAGCTCTGGCGTCATGTCGTCCACAGTGAGTGCTGGCGGGTCTACGAGCCACAATGATACGAATGACTATGGCTATGGTGCCTTCACTCTTCTGACGGGGTTCGATGCCGCTATAGCGACCAACAATCGTGCCGTGTGGAACGCCAAGCATCCCTCTTCCAACGAGAATCTGTTCCATAAAGAAGTGTTTAACGCGGGGCACATGCTGTATGGGGAGAACCTCCCATCGGCACCTGCCCCTGATACGACAGCTCCTACGGTTACTATAACTTCTCCAACAGAGGGGCAAGAATTTGATACCGATCCTGCTATTACGGCAACGGGTACGGCGGCAGATACGGGGTCGGGTGTCAACCTGGTGCAGGTGAGGGTAAACGGTGGCGCATGGGCAAACGCAACAACTTCTGATAGCTGGGCTACCTGGTCTGCCAACATTACAATCCAGAATAACGCCAACACCGTTGAGGCACGATCACAGGATGTAGCGGGGAATTTCTCCACCATCGCCCTTGTTAATTGCACCTTTACCCCGCCTGATACTACTGCGCCTACTGTGACGATTACCTCTCCCGCTAACCTGGCAACGCTACAGACGGCTATGCCCACGGTAACGGGTACGGCGGCAGATGCGGACTCAGGTGTGGGTCAGGTGGAGGTGCGGGTAGACAACACGGGCAATGGCAATAACGGGCCGTGGAACCCTGTGGACTCAGGCACAACCTCCTGGTCTTATGTGGCAACGCTGGCATTGGGTGACAACACGATCAAAGCGCGTTCGCAGGATGTGGCAGGAAATTATTCTAACGTCAGCTTTGTTGATGTAACGGTAGATCCTGAGATAGATGCGAACGATCCTGTGGTGGTCATCACTGGGCCCGCTAATGCCTCCACAATCCGAACGAACAGGATCCTGCTTCAGGGGACGGCATCAGATGTGGGATCGGGTGTTCAGGAGGTGGAGTTCAGAACGCAGCGCAATGGTGGGGAGTGGGAGGACTGGGGGACGGCTGATGGGACGACCTCATGGAGCAAGACACTGAAACTGCTGAACGGATCGTATAAGATCCAGGTGCGAGCGACTGATGCAAACGGCAACGTGTCTGTTGTACAGGAGATAGACATCACAGCGGCATTTACATACAGTGCACGATTGAGGGTACGATGAGCAATAGCTATTTACTAAGCCGTAGGCGCAGCTCGTCCACTCTTTTGGCGGGTGGGCCACCTGTGTTCCAAACGCTGATAGCCAACCCCAATGGAGAGGGGAACGACATCCTGGCTGCCCAGCATAACAAAGCTGTGGAGTCTCCTGGTGCCAACGCCAAATTAGGATGGACGATAGAAATATCATCTGACAGCGGTTCTACATGGCGCACGATAGATCTGACATCGGCAACGGTGACTACCAGCGGCAACCTCGTAAAGTTCGATCTCGGTGGTTTAAATCGCAGTAGCATCATCACGTCCCATTCGTTCAAGGTGTCCTACAGCTCTGTCACGGGTGACATTCGCTCTGTAACGTCCCAGGAAGACCTGGCGACATTTTCTGACGATGAGACGTATGAGAACAACTCTACCGCCGATCTTATGTCGGATATTGAAGATTGGTATAAATTTGAAGAGGGGGCAGGGACAACCCGTACCCCTGAGATCAACGGAGCCTCCTACAACCTGACGGATGTAAGCACCGTAGGGATTCGCACTGGTGCCTCTGGCAGCGGTAACGCCGCATCGTTTACGGGTGCCAACTACCTGCATAAAAATGCGTTGTTCGATCCCCCTTCTAACGGCAAGTTTACTGTTGCCTATTATATGATTCTGGATACGCTCCCATCTGTAAAGGCATCGGGGTCGGGCTACCCTGTTTGCAGGTGGAGGAACACCAATGCCAGATCGTGGTCGTCTCTCATCCCTGAAACGACCAGCGGAGTGGAACAGGCTGACACATTGTATTTTGCAGGGCAGAACAGCAATGATGTAGGGTTCGCCCAGCATTTCAAAAATAAGGGTGCATTATCAACAGCACAGTGGTACCTTATAATAGGCGTGTATGATCCCGATGCGTCTATACCTTTGATTGGATATCTGCAGGAGCTAAACACCCCTGCCAGTTTTGTGGTGGAAGATGACAACTACATCGCTCCGTCTTCGGGTACTCCCCAGGCAAAGCAGTCCACAGGAACGTGTGATTTACAGGTAGGGGACGTGGCGAGCATCGGTGTCCATCAGGGGTTTGCAGGTGGCGTCGATACGCTTATAAAATGGGACAGGGCTTTAACAGAGGTGGAGGCACGGGCGCTGGCAGAATACTATGGTGAGCCAGATTCCGCTGACGCATTTATCGTGGATACTTTATAATGGCACGTCTAAACGATGCACAGAAAGCACTACGCCTTACCGCTCTTAACACGCATGTGCCGCCACAGGCCGCAGTGGGTGGCAGAGCTGTTGTAAGGCCGTCAGGTGAGCGGAAGGTGCGTAGTGGCGAGATATACGGCGAGAGGGTGTTCCATGAGGCCACAGATCGGATAGTACGATATATCGTAGTACGCAATGGCGAGGATGTGGATGAATACAATGAAGAAGACGGCTGGTACCACTATACGATGACCCAGGCGAGGGGCTTCTAATGGATTTTTCATGGACAGTTTTATGGCCGCATTTTATCATCATGCTCGTCATATTCGGCGTGGAATGTGTTATGTTGTATGCTGTATGGGGGCTGTATCGGGAGTTTATAGATTTTCGGAGGGATCTCGAAAAATACAGTAAGGATTTATAATGGGTGATTGGCCTGCTGTACTATCATCTGTCATATCGTTTTTGTCTATCGTTGCCGTTGGCCTTATAAGCGTGTTATACCGCAATCTCATATCTGATCACAGGAATATGCTCGAAGATATGAAAATCATGCAGAGAGACGTCACCACCTTAAATAGCGATATGAAACGAGCACAGAAAGACATTGATCTTTTGGAGATGGATCAGAAGCATATGGCAACGATAGAGGGGCGCTTAGACAACCTTGTATATCGCATAGATCGGCATGGCAATGATATTCTGGCCGTCAACGAGAGGCTTAACCAATATATCCGACTTAACGGTGGTAAGCAACCACCAGGGACGTCGTAATGGTTGGACTGTCCGTAGGTTTTTTGGGACTCATTGTACACAGTCTATTATCAATAGACCAGGCGCGGCGCAAGCTCAAGAAACAGCGCAAGCGTTACACGCCCATCAACTACCTGGAAGAGCATGGGTATGCAGTAGGCGCCGCGGTTTTATTGCTGATCATCACCTACTTCTGCTGTATCAACCATGTACAAGGCATATTGGAAGGATGGTTGCCGTTAAATCTGTCTACGATGCTCCATGAGGCAGAGAATTACAGACCTCTGTGGTTTCTGTGGGGCGTGGCCCTACCCGTGGGCACTAAATGGATTATGACCTACCTTGAAACAAAAGGACATGTATGATGTTTGACCATATGACGGTGCTGTTTATCTTCACGCTGGGTGTAGGATTGGGGTATTACTGGCGATACTGGAGTACCAAGAGGTGAGCTGGCTGTCAGGACTGCTACGGCCCGATAAGCTGATAGGACAGATCGGTACTATTATTGACGATCTGCGTACTACCGATGATGAAAAGAACGCTGCCAAGCTCGCAATGGAGCAGCTCATACAGCAGCGTGAGGCCCAGGTGGAAGAAACGATACGGGCTGAGCTGGGTGCTAAAGAGCGGGTGATGGTCGCGGAGTTGCAGCAGGGTGACAACTATACTAAACGCGCCAGACCCACGGTAGTATACGCAGGTCTGGCGTTTATACTGTTCAACTATGTCCTGCCCAATTACCTGCCGATAGAGAAGGCAGTGGATCTACCTGCGGAGTTCTGGATCGCCTGGGGCGGCATCGTGGCGACATATAGCATCGGCAGGTCTATGGAGAAACGTGGTGTAAGAAATCAGGTCGTGCAGGGCATAACAGGTTCTAAGTTGCTTGATTAGATCCCTCCTGGGCGGGTTCACAGGCCGCTCTTTCCCTCCTCACTTCCCTCATGCCCCGTCTGTACTCTGCCCACAGACGGGGCTATTTTATTACTTCTTCTTGCGCTGCCGTTTTGCTACGCGGCTTTTGTTTTTAGATCCAATATCCTTAACAACGCGCACAGGATAGGGCTTGCCGCCTCTTGCAACACGAAACGTGACGGTATCACCTTTGTTCGGGCCTTGCGTCAACTTCTTAGTGAACGTGCTACCTGGCTTTTTCTTCATCTTCTTTTTCATGACAATCTCCTATAGAGAACAAACGCGGCATTTGCCACGCTCAGTTGCATACTCATCAAATAGTGTGAGTTGGTGCCGCAGACTTTTTGATCTCGATGGGACATCACCACCTTCAAATCGTTGTCGTAGTTCTGTAAGTGAGGCAGGCCAGCTATCACTGGTTTCACTGCGGAACGTATGGCCTGCCGCTACTTCCTGCTGTTCGGCTTCGGCATATCGTTCTGGGGTGTACGACCACAGGTTCCACCACTCACCGAGCTGCTGTGCATAGCAGCGCAGACAGTCTGTGCGATACGGTATGGTGACACCCTTTTCTACAAGGTAGTCTTTGACGTCCTGGATGCCCCATCCCCATTCGCGCAGTGGAAACCGCTGCTCAACGCCTTCGATATGTCCATAGACACCGCCTTCTCGCTGCTCTTCATCGGCACGCAGTCCCACGTATATGGTACATGGCAGGTTCTGCAATAAGAACCGCTGGAATGGCTCTATTTTGAGGATGCGGGTGCACCACCTCATCCGATGGTTCGGAAGAGCATTATACCGCTTGATAAGCCCGTTTAATGATACGCCGCTTGTCACGGGCAATATCTTCTTACCCAACATGTCCGACAGTTTATTCCAATGTTCTATCATCTCATCCGGCTCATCACCTGTAGGGTTACACACATAAATATAGTCTTCCCCAGTCGTTTCTGCAAGTCTCAATGCCATAGCCGTTGAATCCTTCCCCCCCGACAAAGCTATAATATGAGTCATAAGATCCTCCATTGGCTATTTTTGTAGCCGATCTGATAACCTGTCGCATACGGCCTCTGCTATGCGGTTGATACTGTTGTCAGAGAGAATGACGTATCCATAGGCATCTACATTGATGTCTTTTAATTCGATCCTGCCAGATGGATTGACAGTTGTCTTTTTACAGTCGTTGCATATCTGTCTGTACCGTACCTTTTTATAAGTCTCCGCGTTAGCATATGAGCTTATAAATTTCTGGCACTCCCGACAATACTCTTCTACTTTCCCCATATTTTCCACCTTTTCAGTAATGGCCTTAGCGTATACCATCCCCACAGGTGCAGCGGCGACCTGTAGTTAGGCTCCCACGTCCTGCGCCAATGCTGGTACAGGTCGTCAGCGTAAGCGTACCACCCTATCGCCCACCACAGTATGATCCATGCTTTGACATACCACGGGCCAAACAGAGGTACCAGAAACAGTAAAACGCCCCAGGCATGTTCAAACCTGCCGCCTGGCATCCTTGCCAAACGACCTCCCAGGTTTAGGTAGAACATGCCCAGGGCGATGATAACAATGTGGAGTTGCAACACCCACATTACCATAGCTGCTGCCCCGTGATCTGGTAGTACACCATCGTTATGAGGCCCAGCACGAATATGAGTACGGTGGCGCCCAGAATGAAATATGTGCCCTTGCTCTTCATGGCACCTCCTCAATCCATTCACGGGGTATCCAGTAATTTACCCCGTCTTCACCGTTTTTAACTCTAACCATTAACTGGTTTGTTGTATCGACAATAAGATCGTCAATACAAGAGTTGAACCTGTAGCGCTTTATTTTAGGCTTAAACTTGGTGCCACACCACGGACAATGGGTAATTGTGCATTCTGAATTTCCTTCAATGCGGTCAATTAAAGATAGGTCTAATCTGTTACAACATCGGTCGATAATCATACGTCGATCTCCGCGAACTCATCTGCGGCCCGTACACGGGCGTCCATCTCTTCGATCCAGAGGGAGTTGAGCCGCAGGTACGCCGCGTTGCTGTTAGTGGTGGCAAAGCCGTATTTCGATGCCATAGCAGGGGAGATGCCCAACCTTTCCAGGCCGTGGAAAAACTCCCCGTATAGCTGCCCCATCATGCACGTGAGGGTGGAAGATACGTTGAAGAACCGTCTGTTGATCTTCTTGTACCAGCGGGGATACCTGTCGTCGAGCAGCCGCGCTCCCTTCTGCACCTGGCTCTGCATCGTCGCGTAGGCTTTGTCGTCAATCCTATTCCAGCCCCCTCCCAAACCTGCTGTTGTGGTATCCCATGCGGCGGCTATAGTAGACAGGTCTGCCGCTTGGAAAGACGGGGGGTGCATACCTGATGCTGTTGACACGTTGATCCCTGAATTGACGATAATCTCTTCCTGCTGCTGACGGGAACGGTAATCAAAAAGTTGTGACTGATGGTTCATCTCGGGTTGTTCCATTTCCCTCAGCAGCATTTCCGACTGTGCCTCTTCCTGCCTTCGCTGTTGATTCCGATAATGTTCCTGTATAACTGACTCATGTCCCAAAATGTTTACGTATGCCATGCTATTCTCCTTCCAGTTCAAAATGTGGTAAATCGTGGAAATTTTGATCTGTAAAATCATTGTCGCCATCCCAATCGGCCCCGCACCGAATCGGTATACCAAGCTGTATTGCGGTGGCTTTTACGAATCCCACGAAGTGATAAAACCTGTTCATGTCATTCCAGTCAATAGGGTACGGCACCACATCGACTGCCTTTGACGGATGCTGGTTGTGCTTCGATTGTCCCGCCCGTAGCTTGGACTTGCCAGAATGGAACAGCTTTTCCTGTTCCTTGTTTGTTCTGTACCCTTCGATCACCGAGCAGTCATAAAATATTATGACCTCGTTGAAGAGGCGTTGCAGCCTGGTGTCTGCCTCGGCTAAGTTCTTGGCACTTCTGGTTCCAAATTTAGGCACTACAACCTCATGGCTTTTACTGCGTTGACCATTGCCCCTCTGTCGGATTCGAGCATCTTCATGATCTCGAACACCTGCTCCGACAGTCCTGCAAGGCAAAATACGTTCCGCTCAGGGAACTGTAGCGTACCATAACCCTCCATATCAAACGAATACACCATCGGATCGGCTCCATATTGCATCCTGTAGTCCCTGAACGCTACAGTGGGCGTATGTGTCCCGATCCATCCCTGCATATCCGAAAGGATGATGATACGATCGTAGGCCAGACTCATCTCCTGAAATATAGCATGGAAGTTGGTGCCACCTGCCGTGACATTTTCCATCATGTAGCTCACGATGCCCATCATGCTCATAGACGTTTGGTAGCCTCTGTACCTGGCATGATTTGA